TCAGATTTTGGTGGTGAAGTGAGTTGGATAGGAGCCTGTTCAATACGAATTGTTTGAGCAGGAGCAGTCTGTGATGCCTTCTCAATTAATTTTTCCATATCAGACTTGCTAATTCCACCGCCACCAGATCCACCATTACCATTTTTGCCTTTTGCAGTCTGAACGCCAAAAGTCGCCAGCACGCCTGTGAACACAGATGCTATGAAAGTTGGGTCGAGCTTTTGTTCAGGAATACCCAGAGCAGGAGGTAGTTTAATATAGGCGAGAGTTAAAATTCCACCAGACCAAACCAGAATACCAAGTCGTACAAATGTACTAAGAATAGCAAGTTGTTCCTCGGAATCTTGCATTTTTTCCTTTAAAGATCCGAGAATATTTTTCTTCTCTTCTTTCTTTTCAGGTTGTTGTGGTGCTGCGTCGGGCATAAGTTGAAGGCAAGGCAGCCGTATTTATAAAAATGCATAAAAAAAAGACCCCTTAGGGTCAATCAATATAATTATTTTCGCGTAACCACTTTGCCGTCAGGGGTGTTGGTTCATAAACCTTCCACATTTCACCAGAAGCACATGCTTCTAATGCCTCTTCTGTCATACCTGCAGTCTTACCTGCCCATGTTGCTTCTTTCTCCCATGGAATAGCGTGAGGCATACTCTCATAGGTACTAGTAGCAATGTCTTGCCAGATCTGTGGCACCTTTTCTTCATCATGGATGATAGCAATCAAATTATTTTCGATTGTACCTGCCATACAGTCTTGTGCAGCGTGCCAACCTTCATGTCGAACAACACTCATCAAGACGTGTGGACGATGCATAAAGGCTCTGTTGAGGAAAAAGTTATTACCAACAGTATGGTAAACACCACGATGCCCAACAGGGAAATATTTGTCACTTGCTAGAAAGACACCAACTCCGACCTTATTAAATGACTGGAGGATGGAATCAAACTCAGAAGCAACAGGATCGTAATTAGAATCAGGATATACATCCCGAATGTCTTCGATTGTTTCAATTTTTTTAACGTCGTCTGTACACTCTTGGAGCAACATGCACCCCATGGCATCCATAGTGTAAAAACCTTTAGTTAATTTAGACTCATTTGCAATTACTGGCACCGCTACTCCGTGCAAAGCACCGAGTAACAGTCCAGAAATAACCGTCTTCATCATGGGAGAGGAGGAGCGATGGGAAGAGATGGAGTAGGAGCAGAGTCAGGAGCGTCTGCTGATGGATTAAAACTGCCACCTGCAGCACCTCCAACACCAGAACTAAGACCACCTAGTCCACCAAGAGCACCACCAACTGCATCAGTTACTGCACCAGTGATTCTTTCCCTCGCACTTTCTACGAGTGCTTCTCTATTGATAACAACATAACCAGTTGCACCAACAACTGCAAGTGATACTAGGCCTGAACCTAGTGCGATTGCATTAATAATTTTCTGCATAATAAACCTCAAAGTATTTTACAACACCAAATGACGTATCATGTCCCTGCGACACCCAGTCGTGGGCACATTCGTAAATGGCTTTGGTGGAATATTTAGGCACTACGCCATTCATTTGTCCACCATATTTGGAAAGGAGAATCTTGAGAACTTCTTCTCGAAGTTTCATCCTTTCAGGAGAGTATCTCCAGTCATCCATAATGATAACCTGTACCAGACATCCAACCGCCAGGACCTTCCTGAAAGTTTTCAGAACCACCTTGCGTCTCCGCTACAGTAGTCCAGTTTTTAGTTGCAAGTTCATACATCTCCTGATGAATGTTATCAGATTCACGATTACCGTTCTTATCCCATAGACTATCATCTAGAGAATCACGAAGCCACCAACCATCTTCAAGATCATCATTCAATTCCTGGCATTCTTTCTCGAAAGCAAGTTGCCTTTCGGATTTTGGAGGATCACCGAACCAAGGATCTGAAGAGAGAACCTCAGGTGCAGAAACGCCAGTGTACGGCTGTGAAAGAGTTTCACATGGTACGGATTGATCGTCGATGGCACATTCAAGTTCTCTTTCATCATCCTCTTTAATTGTAGTAATTAGTCCCTGAATCTTTTTAAGTAGGTTCATTTAATAGTAGCGGGGGAATCTAACAGACACAGTATAACACTAAAGTTGGAAACCTGCAAAGGTGTCCTTCTTGACATCCTGTTTAATACCACCAACGACATAAGATTCAACCTCTGTCTCTTGTGGTGCAACTTGAAGACCTCTGGAAGAAATCCAGTGCTGTGTCCAAGGCAATGGATTGTTTCTTTGTGCAACATCATAAATTGGATCGAAACCAAGAGCTTTCATTCTCTTGTTAGCAATCCATTCAACATATTGAATGAGAAGTTTATCATTCAAACCAATCATACTACCGTCTTTAAACAGATAACTGGCCCATTCTCTCTCTTGTTCTACTGCTTCTTCGAACATTTTAATAATATTCTCTTTTTCTTCTTCAGCAATCTGTTTCATCTCTGGGTCATCACCCTCTCTCCATCCCTTAAGGATGTTTTGAGTCAACGCGAGGTGTTGGTTTTCGTCTCGGGCAATAAGAGAGATGATTTTAGCTGATCCCTCCATGAGCTTAAGTTCGCCAAATGCAAACGAGCACGCGAAGGAGACATAGAACCTAATTCCTTCCAAGATGTTGACGTTGGCAACGGCTCTATAGAGTTTTCTTTTGAGTTCATACAGTGTGTCTTGAGCGCAAGGTACTTGTTCTAGATTGTGTTCCCACATACGGCTAGAGCCATACTCTTGTGCCGCATTAACAAACTCATCATATGCCTTAGTGACAGCTTCTGCTCTCTTAATGATTTGTTTGTCATCTAAGATTGTATCAAGAACTTCCGTTGGATCTGAATATACATTCTTGATGATATATGTATAGGATCTGGAATGAATCATTTCCATGAATTCCCATACCTTAATAGCACCTTCCAATTCAGGCAAGGAACAATAAGGACTGAAAGCCATTCCAGGCCCTCTACCTTGTACAGAGTCAAGGAGGATCTGATACTTAAGATTACTTGTAAAAATATGTTTCTGTTCAGGACTTAGATCATGATAATCTGACCTATCTTTTTGAAGGGAGACTTCTTCAGGTCTCCAAAAATAACCCAACATTTGTTGAGCAAGTCTTTCAAATACAGGATACTTATATGAATCATATCTTTGGACTCCAAGTGGAGCACCAAAGAACATTGGTTGTTTCTTTGCATCAACCTTATTCTTATTGAATACGGTCATACCATCTGGTCTAGTGTTAGATTTTACAGGAATCACAGTCTTCCTCCGCTGCTGTTTCTTCGATCTGGTTAATTAACTTTTCTAAATCTTCACGTTTTGTATCTAATTCATCTGTCTTCATGTCATGTGTATTCTGATAATAAGAAGTTTTCCATCCTAACTTATAAGTTGTGAGGAAATCTTGTGCCATAACACTCACAGGGACTTCGTTGTCATCATAGTTCTCTGGATTGTATGACCAGTTTCCACTGATAGCTTGATCAAAGAACTTCTGCATTACTGCAACGACATTGATATACCCCCTATTGGACTTCATATCCCATAAGAGTGTATAGTTATTTTTTAGGTGTTGGTAGCCTGGAACAATCTGTTTAAGAGGCCCCTTCTTCGATTTCTTAATGGACAAGTAGTCGCGAGGCGGCTCGATTCCATTGGTTGCGTTTGACACAACGGAGCTACTCTCCGAAGGCATTTGTGCGGACAACGTGCTGTGCCTGACTCCAAATTGTTTGATATCTGCCCTAAGACTATCCCAATCACGCTCATATCCTGGATTCGAAATTTCGTCTACGTCCTTCTTATATGTATCGATGGGTAGAATTCCATCGGCATATTTTGTTGACATAAACTCAGCACAAGGACCCTTCTCTTTTGCAAGTTGATTTGATGATTTGAGAAGGAAATATTGGAAGGATTCAGTCAGTTTATGTACTGCGTCCCAGGCGTCCTGTGAGTCGTAGTTCCATCCATGTTTAGCAAGATAATGAGCAAGACCAATGTAACCCACTCCAAGGGATCTACGACCCAATGTGGCGAGTTCTGCAGCTGCAACTGGATACTGTTGATAGTCAATCAACTCTTCCAACGCACGAACAGAAAGATCACAGAGATTCTCTAATTCATCAAGGTCTCTGATCTTACCAACATTAATCGCAGAAAGAATACACAAAGCAATCTCACCAGATACATCATCAATATGTTGCAATGGATCTGTAGGCAGTGTGATCTCTTGACAGAGATTACTCATACTTACCTTGTCCTTGAAGGAAGAGTGGGTATTGCAATGGTCAATGTTCATAATGTAGAGACGACCAGTCTCTGCACGTTCTTTTAGAATGTCCAGAATGAGTTTTTGAGCCGAGATAGTTTTTCTCTTAATAGAGTCATCTCGTTCAAAAGCCACATACATGTCATCAAATCCATCAGTGCCAAAAGCATCATACAGGCCAGGCACGTCGTGCGGACTGAAGAGAGAAATGTCTTCGTTCTTGATGAAACGTTCGTAAAAAAGTTTCGAAATCTGGATTGAATAGTCAAGTTTCCTTACCCTATTATCTTCTGTACCTTTGTTGTTCTTAAGAACAATGATGTCCTCTATTTCTTGGTGCCAGATAGGAAAGTGAACTGTAGCAGAACCACCTCTGATACCGTTTTGTGTACAGCATCGTACAGTTGATTCAAACTTTTTAAGGAAGGGGACAACGCCTGTGTGTTGTACCTCTCCACCTCTGATTTTAGAGTTGATGCCACGGATTCTGCCCGCGTTGATACCGATGCCAGCCCTTTGTGCGACGTATTTACCAATAGCCATATCAGAGCTAAAGATACTATCGAGGGTGTCATCAACATCAACGAGAACACAAGATGCAAATTGACGAAGTGG